TTTAAGTTTGTTTTACTCATAATTTAAAATCCTTAAATCTTTTACCAGTATCTGTTTTATCAAAAACTGGTGTATCGTCGGTAAGTGTTTGTTCATTTTCATCTACGTCATATAGACGCATCTTACCACGGTCTACACCAATCACGAATCGTTTATCACGAGTCGGATCATTATAACGGTTCTTCAACTGTTTGACCATCATTTGACCCATATTCTCCAGTTCCTCAGTAGAAATAAGAGCGAACATGAGGTCTGCTGTTGCTGGGAGACCAAATGATTCTGACGTATCTTCCAACCCAACATCCGAGTTTGTATACCCAGAACGAGTAGTCTGAGTTGCACTAAAAACAGGGACATCGAACTCGACCGCAAGACCACGGAGTTCTTCTGCAATCGCTTTAATATAATTGTAAGAGTTGATAGCACCGCCCATACCTTTCATTCTTGAACTCGCACATATATTTAGATAGTCAATAAAAATGATATCTGGTTCAAACTGGCGTTTTAGTTTCAGTTCGTTAAGCAACGCACGGAAGTGACCAGCATGAGCAGAACCTGTAGGATATTCTTTTACTATCAATTTACCTGTAGTCTTACGAGCGATATCTTCTACCTTCGTACGGAACATCTCACGGGATAGATTAGGCAACTGATCAATAGGAACATTTAAAAGATTCGCATCGATACGTTCTGCGATCTTTTCTTCCGCCATCTCCATAGTGATGTATAAAACATTTTTACCATCAACCAAAGCGGACGAAGCAACGTGACACATAAATAAAGACTTACCAACACCAGTGCCAGCAAGGGCAATATTAAGAGTCTTGTTAGGAACTCCTCCTTTCGTGATCTTGTTGAAGTATTCAAGATCGAAAGGTATTCTTGACTCCTCAGTGTGGTAGAAGTCGTATCGGTCTTCGAAGTTGTCGATGTAGTCGTGTCCGACATTCGTATCAAATGCAACACCTAATGCTTTTGATAAAAGATCAGGCAATGCTCCCTTAGTTAGTGATTCGTGTTTACCGTCAATGATTGAGATAGATTCCATAATAGCATTATAGATTGCTCTGTCTTGACACCACTTCTCTGTAGTATCAAGCAACCATTGATCATCAATTTCTTCTTTAGAAAATAATTGAGGAACGATATCAACAGCAACTCTGTAGTTATCATCACTCAGTTTATCAGATTGGTCTAACTCAATTTTAAATGATTCAGAGGTAGGAAGTCTGTTGTATTTACCAACGAACTTACCTGCTTCTTTGAATAATATACGATAGATACCTTCAAAATAATCTGGTTTGATGAACGGAAGAACCTTCCGCATATAGTTCTCATCAGTCAGAATATTTCGTAAGATAGTCTGTTCAAGATTTTGCTGCGAGTTCACCTTTTTCCCTCAGTTCTTGGCGAATCTTAGTTGCCGAGATATCATGTATTTCCTTACCAAGATCATGCTCTGTAAATGTATAACCAACTCCACGTCCATAAGAAATATCGACAATGTTTGGTACATTCATTATAACGTAATCTTGGTTCAAAGTAAACCCATTTTTTGATAAATCTTCTATGATCATAGACATTGCTTCATAATAATCAAATGGATTATCATCTTGACCAGGAACACGTGAGTTTGCTTCACGATTGCTTGGTACTTCGCGAATCATAATGCAAACCTGTCCGCACATAGCGTGGGCACGTTTAAATAATTCTCTGTGTCCTTCATGCCATGGTTGCCAACGTCCTAACATTTGCGCTGTTGGATTTTTCCAGTCAAAGGTGTATTCCATTTCACCTGTATCTATTTCATTCAACTTTTAAATCTCCTTGTACTGCTATTATATCTTCTGCGAGTGATTCTATTTCTGCATCAGTGTACCAATGATTTATATGATAATCAAACAGTGTTGGTATCTCAAACATTTTATTTGTATCAGCGAATCTGCCTTCTGATATAGTATCAACCCATATGCGAACATCAGGGTCAAAAATGTCTCGAGTATGTTGAGTCGGACAAACGAAATCACATACAACCCAACGATTACATTCAGACTCAAAGTCTGCGATATTTTTCATTCTGCTCGCCTGACGTAAACGACCCTCAGGAGTAAAGTCCCAATCGTTTGCCATCTCACGAATCTTATCCGCATTAAACCAAGCGCAGTTAGGCAACTGTTGATACAACTTCTGCGCCAACCAAGTCTTACCTGCTCCTGGTAATCCGAATACCAATATTTTCATTTCTTTTCTCTTTCTACAAGCATCAATGATCCGTCATCATTTTCGATAGCGGATTTTATAATTTCTTGCAATATATCACCTGCAAATATTTGAAGGTCTTCATCTGTTTCATCAAGTGAATCATCAGGTGATTCTTCAACGTAGAAGTTGAATGACATATTATCATTAACCTCGTTAAAGGCGATAGAACCATAACGAATCACTGTTTCATTATATAGTCCTTCGAGGATGCGCACTTTCCACGCATCCTCTCCTTCTACAGGTTCTAACTTAAAAGTCTCGTTCTCTTTATGCCGAGTCGGCGAGTTCGATGACATTATCTTTCATTCCTCCAATCTGGAACTTTTGTTTTATAAAATCTGCAAAGTCAGTTCCCTCTAGGATAGGTTCCCAGAACTCTTTTTTGAGCGTATCTTTTTCTCTGACTTTGGGATCCACCAGTTCTCCAGACTCACGATCGACACGACAATACCAACCGTTGCTAGGTTTCGCCACATACTGTCCAGCGAGAGCAACATCGAGCAAACCAGAATACTGCTGCACACCACCATCCCAAGAAACGGAAATAGGAATCTTAGATTTTTCTTTAACATAACGACTCTTCTCTACATTGATTACAAAGTGATAACCTTTGATCTCACCACCCTGTTTATCCTGTTGACGACCAACGATCCAGATATTATCAGCGGAGTAATAGATACCTGTACCACCTGACACAACTGCTTTCGGGAACATACCTATTTCCATATATGTATGATTGACTGCAATCATAGGAATATCTTTCATATTGAGATAAGGAGTAGTCATACGGAACAGACCTTTCAGTGCTTTCGCACGTGACATATCTGCAACTGATTTTTCATTTATCGCATCATCAAGTTCTTTCTTTGATGCTAGATTACCAACCGAATCAATCACAACGATAACCTTATCGCCACGATCAAGTGCTTCTAACTGATTAATCAAATCAAACTTGAGTTCCTCAACATTAGTAATCGGTGTATGTAAGACACGACTTGTATCAATATTATATTGCTCAAAGTATGCTTGAGGTGAACCAAACTCTGAATCATAAAATAGTAGCACAGCATCATCATACTTTTCAAGATATGCTGCTGCCATAATCAAAGCGAAAGAAGTTTTGAAGTGTTTACTCGGACCTGCTAGAACTGTAAGTCCTGGACTTAAACCACCGTCAAGATCACCTGATAAAGCAACGTTCATCATAGGAACGAATGTTTTTACCATATCTTTCTCATTAAAAAATTTAGAATCAGAAAGCACTTCCGTGAATTTTACTTTACTGTTCTTTTTCAATTTATCCATTATTGACATTATTGTTGACCTTTCTGTAACCAAGCGACATCGGTTTCTAATTGTTTTATTCTATCATCCATCTTTTCTATCGTACGTTTTAATGACCACACGTCTGTGGTTGGGTTCGCTTTTGACTCTTTTTCAAACTGTTCTTTTATCCATGCTTGTGTCGCTGACATCATAGAATCTCCCTATGCAAAAAAACTATCTAAACTAGCATCTGAGATCTGACTATCTTCATATGCTTTTTTCCATTTTATTTTGACTGCTTTCTTCGGCAAACCTTTCCATGGTCCAGATGCCTGAACCTTCTCATATACTTCTACATATTTGGGAAACTGTTCGCCGAGGAAATTTTGCCATTTATTATGCCAATCTATAGTTCTGTAAACTTCCACACCTCCTTTGGCATTAGTCGCTGATGCGTTTACTCTAAAGTGATTGAATACAACGTTCTGATATCCAGTAGTTAACAGTTGAAGATTTACATAAAAATCTTGAGCGCACTGTTTGTT